TATCTGTCATTGTGGTCTGCCTTGTCTGTTGTAAGGTTTATAATCTCTTTTCTCGCTTTTTGAAAGACTTTTTTTGTGTCTTCGAGGCCGTTTCTTTGGTTTATCCCGAGGCGTAAAATGTTTAAAAGTTCTTTTAGCCATTCTCTTGTGATCGATCTATTTGTGCATAACTTATAACACCTTGTATTTTATTACTACCAGTTGCAGCTTGAATTTTTATTATATCTCCCGCTTCTAAATTTAAGGGTTGAGAAGTGGCATTGACTTGTGTTTTTGCAGCCAAATCATCTCTAAAAAATTCGTATTCAGTGCTTGAATCTGATGCATCTACCATACTCATATTTACAAGTATTGCTGAAGACGCGTCATTATTAGAACAATAAACACTTTTTACAATTAACGTTGCATCTGTAGGGCAAGTTAAAACTGTATTTAAATTTGTATTAGCTGCTTTAAAACCTTGATTTTTGTATCTAATTGTCATGACATAAAATAATTAAACGCATCTTGTTCATTTTTCAAATCTTGTTGGTAAGTTGTGTTTAATTGATTCTCCACTGTTGATATTGCTTGGTTAATTTGCCTGAATCCTTCTTCAGTGTATTCTTTTGGAGGTTCAGGTACATATACATTTATCTTAGCCATTATTAATCGTGAAGCCCTCCTGCACCAGATGTTTGTTGAGGAGCGGAATAAGATTTACTAGGACTCGAAGTAGTTGTTCCTGCACCACCCATGTAATCATCTCTTGCTGTAGTACCTTGGTTATCTAGTCTTTGTTGAATTTGATTTATTTCATTTCTTCTTTGATCACTCATCATTTGTTTTTGCATTCTTTTATTCTGTAAATAATTTGAAATTGCACCAGATCTTCCGACAAGTGCTGAGATTCCAATTAAAGGATTTATAGCAGTTCCTAACATTGTTTGACTTAAATTTTCTAATCCAACTCTTTTTCCTATTTCATTAAGAGCAACATTTCTCATTACATTTCCACCAATCGTTCTAAAATCAGGTAGTGTCATCCCTTCATCTACAAGTGGTTGAATTCCTAATGGTTCCATTATCTTCTTCCGTCTACATTTACATCAGCTCTAAATGTTCCAAATCTCCAAGTTTCATCTACAGCTGTGTTTTCTATTTTTATATTTGCCAAACGTCCTCTTGCTCTTGTGTCAATTTTTTGTGTAGAAGAGCTTATAGTAAAAGGCCCTAATTGTGAAGACGTATTGGTATCTATTGGAAAATCTTTTAATCCGATTGTAATTATTGCATTACCTTGAAGATTTTTAAAATCTGGTAAAAACCTACTTATTCTCATTAAATATTCACCATCTCCATCTTGAGGTATATCAAAATCTCCTGATAAAATAAATGCTGAAATAGGGGTTTCTGCACCATCTAAATCTACTAAATTTGTCCCTGTTTCTTGTGCAAAATATTTACTAGCACCAAAAGTATTGGTAGCTCCACTTAAATTTGAAACAGTTGGAGTTGAGGTTGATGTATATTCAGTAGCGTAGGGTAAATCATATGTAGAAGCATCGTGATAAGTGCTTCTAGCTAAAGTCATTGTAGACCATACATTTTCAACGTAATTATAAATAACACTTCTATTATTTTGCACAGCTGGACTTGATAAAGGTTTTCCAGATGGATAAAACCACACTATTTCATTAAATAATGAATTATGAGATGCATATATAATTTCATTAGATGAGTAATTTACACCCACATTATCTCCAGTAGTTGTAAATACAAAGTCTTCTACAAAAGATGGAAGTAATTTAACTGTACCATCATATCTAAAAAAACCGCCTCCTGTGCCCATCCAAAATACTTGACCATCTGCATAAACAACAGCATGTTGTCCAATACAACCACAGTTTGAGCCCACTTGTCTTATAGAGAATGTAAATGGAGGACCTACAAACTGCATGACATAAGCAGCTGTATCAGTTAATATTAAGTTGTAGTCTTTACCAGAAACAGCAGCAACAATTTTATTACCTGTATCAAGCCTAAAAGTTCCAGCTGTATTTACTGAAGTGGGTGCATAAACATTATAATTTTCTTGATCACTAAATCTTATAAACATTGGATCTTGCGTAGTTGAATCACCTATTGTGGTTTCAGTTCCAAAATGAACAACGTGCCTATCTCTATCAGATACAATTGTAAGTCTTGAAGATGTTGGTGCACCTGTCATTAACGTAGCTCTAGTTTGTAATGGATTAGCAGCTCCTGCATCCCAAGTAAATGTTTTTCCATCTTTTATAGTTGCAATTAGTTGTTGTCCAAAGTTATCTAAAGACCATGATCCAGGGTCAAGAACAACTTGACTAGATGTTGTTTGATTACCCCAACCAACAGTTCCCCATGTGCTAGTACCCCAACCATAACCATATGTTTGAATCGTAGGTCCTATTTCTTCATAAGGACTTATAGAGGCACCCCCTGCACTTGACATACCTGTTCCTGTTTCAGTTATTGGCATGGTAATCGTAAATGAATTTGTAGCGACCGTTAATACTTCAAAAGTGTTTTCGGTAAAATCTGTAGTGTTGTATCTTGTTACTGTTGATTGTCTTACTGCAATTGAATCTGCATGTGATGCTGCAGTCGTTCCACTAGCTCCTCTAGTACATCCAGTTAAATCATTTGAAGATTTACCAGAGTAAGTAATTATTTCATCTTCAATTCTTATTGATCCTGATGTAGAAAAAGATGAAGCGTCTGTAAGAGTTATTGTAGTAACTGAATCATTAATTGCACCATTTAAAGTTGTTGTAGCACCTGGAACCGTCACAGATGTAAAAGTAATATAAGTTCCTGCAATTAAATTATGAGATGCTTTGTTTACAGTCACTGTTGCTGAACCGTTAGTTGATGTAAATGTAGCTCCTGTGATAGCAGTTGCTAAAGGTGTAATATCATAAAAAGCATCTTCATAATAAATATATAATGCCTTAGACGTTCCTAATGCAGAGTATTTTCTTCCTTCTAAATCATTCCAACAATGTTGAGCTCTAGCAGGTCCAGCTATAGTTTCTTGTCCTATTGCTTGAAAACCTCCAATTTTTTCTGGTTGACCGTATCTAAATCTAACAAAATCGCTATCTATCCATTGGCCCTCTGCACCAGATGGTGTATCTGATTTATTAAGTCCTGGTCTAATTTGAACATTTGTTAAAGGCATAAGGTATTTTACACCATTTTAAAGCTTCTTCCAAGTAGACGGAGAAGGTATGTTATGTTCAGATTTGACTCCATCTTTCATAGTTATCATAATATCTCCGGATATAGATATCCGTGGTGTATCAATGGGGTTTTTACCTGTTTCATGAAATATCATTGATGGAAATATAACTAGATTACCTGATTCTGCTGGGTACTCAGCTTTAGCAAAATTTGTTTCATCCCATTTAGAAAAATATGGATCTCTTCTTGGTATGCTTAATCCAACTTTATGAGCTTCATCGTCTAATAAAAAAAGATTTCCTTGATCTTTTGCTTGTACATAATACACAAAAGAATAATGACTACTCATATGTCTATGATATGAAATAAATTGATCTTTCTTAGAATAAGTAGCCCAAGACTTTGTAATGTAAAATTCAAGTATATCTATATTGTAATTTTGTAAAAGCATAGCTCCTCTTATGCTTTGTTCTATCTCATCATACAATGAATTAAATCTTTTATCCAAATGAAGATTGTCATCTATTGACTGCAATTCTTTTGGTTTTATGTCCGTTGTCCGTGAGTATTGAGAATTGGTTGGTGTTATATTTTTAGATATTATAGGTATTAATTTTTTATTTATTTTTTCAGAATTTTTAATTTTACTAATGTATACAGGATATCCAAACCATTTAGATATGTTTGCCATTAAGGCACTATACTAGTTTACTTTTAAAAATCTATATCTTATTTCACCACTTCCACCATTAGCACCAAAAGTAGATGCAGGACTTGCTGAAACCTGTGAAGCTCCACCTCCACCTCCAGATCCTCTTGTGCCTGCTGATCCTGCTGTACCTGATCCTGAAGATGAACCTCCTGCCCCACCTGCAATATTTCCATCGTATGAAGCTGCACCTGTAGATCCACCTATTCTACAGTTATCTCCACCACAGTTACCATTGTTACCCCCGGTTGCTCCATTACCAGAAGAATTAAAAGTACCATCAGGCCCTGACGTATTTGTAGTCACTGCTTTCTGAGTTCCGTCAGTGTCTCTAAAGTTTCCTGAAGTGATTGCCGTACCGCTAATTGTTGCACTACCCGCAGTTCCAGCAGTGTTAGATCTTAATGGCCCTTGAACACCACCTCCAGTGTAAGATGCTGCACCTCCTCCAGTCAAAGAAAAGATAGATCCAGTAGTTGAACCCGATAATGTAGTATTACCTCCAGAAGAACCACCTCCACCACCCGTGAAAGATGATCCACTATTGGCAGCATTTCCCGCAGAACCTATAGCATAAGTCATTGTCTCTCCGCCTGTAACAGAAAAAATTTTATCTGATATAAAAGCACCTGATCCTCCTCCAGCTCCTGCTGATTCACCACCTGCTTTATCGTAGTCTGCTCCTCTA